TCGTCAGCAAGAAAAAGAAGGAACAGAAATCGTTGGTTATAACTTCATTATCAACGTAGAGAAATCAAGATATGTTAAAGAAAAATCTAAAATCCCTGTTAGTGTATCTTTTGATGGTGGTATCAGCAAGTGGTCTGGCCTATTGGATATCGCACTCGAATCTGGACATGTTATCAAGCCCAGTAACGGTTGGTATTCAAAAGTAAATGTCGACACTGGGGAAGTTGAAGATAAGAAGTATAGAATTAAAGACACCGATAGCAAGGAGTTCTGGATGTCTATCATTACTTCAAAGTCATTCAACGATTTTGTTGTAAAGAAATACCAAGTCGGCCACGGTGATATTATTCGTGATGATGAGATTTTTGAAGACCTAGAAAAATATGAAGACGAAATTAAGGCCGCATAAGGTATTAGGTAAGAGAACCGAGGAAGGTGAGATACACGCTCTGTGTCTCACCGAAGGTCCTTTTGCTGGAATCATATTTTCCTACAGCGATGTTTCTTTTGAAGAAGATTCTGTAAACGACAAATTGCGAATTGGGTTTGAATACAATGTTCACTCAGTTCCATATGAAAAAGATGGATATGACGAAGAGGCTTTTGAAAAAGAACTCGGTGATTTTATAGTAGAATTACTCTACTACGGACTTGAACGCAATCATCTAGGATTTATTGATGACAATGAAAATCGAAAAGACAATCTTATCAAACTTGATTCACAATGAAGAATATTGCCGTAAGGTTGTGCCGTTCGTAAAACCAGAATACTTTAATGACCAGTACGAAAGAGTTGTCGCAGAAGAACTGCTTAAATTCTTTTCGGAATACAATAAAGCAGCTTCACTTGAAATTCTTGCTATTCAAATAGGAAAACGGAAGCTTCACAAAGAACAGATCGAAGGTATTGAAAAGTATATCAACACACTTGACTTTATCACCAACAACGATGAATGGTTGTTGAAAAACACCGAAGACTTTTGTAAGAAGCAGGCTGTCTACAACGCTATCATCGATTCGTTTGAAATCATCGAAGGCAAGAACAAAGTATTGTCTGAAGATGCTATTCCATCGATGTTGTCTGAAGCGCTGTCGGTATCATTTGATAAGTCTGTAGGCCATGATTATCTCGAAGACTTTGAACATCGATATGACTTCTATCACCGTGTAGAAGAAAAGCTTGCGTTTGATCTTGAAATGTTTAATAAGATTACCAAAGGCGGTCTATCTAAGAAAACTCTGAATGTTATTCTTGCCGGCACTGGTGTTGGTAAATCTTTGTTCATGTGTCACGTTGCCGCTTCAGCGTTGGTGCAGAATAAAAACGTTCTGTATATCACTATGGAAATGGCAGAGGAACGTATTGCTGAAAGGATCGATGCAAATGTTCTTAACTTGTCAATGGACGAACTGTCTAAAGTTGAAAAGGATATATACGAATCGCGCATTGGTAAACTTATCAAGAAAACAACTGGTAAGTTAATCATTAAGGAATATCCAACTGCTGCAGCTCATGCTGGTCACTTCAAATCTTTGTTGGAAGAACTTAAACTCAAGCGTGACTTCAAACCCGATCTGATTATTATTGATTACCTAAACATCTGTGCATCTTCTAGAATAAAACACGGGGCTGGTGTAAACTCTTATACCTACATTAAGTCTATTGCTGAAGAACTTCGTGGTCTTGGTGTAGAATATAATGTTCCAGTATTGAGTGCAACGCAAACAACTCGAGGTGGATATGATAATACCGACGTCGATCTTACAGACACTTCTGAATCCTTTGGTCTTCCCGCAACTGTTGACTTTATGTTTGCTCTTATTAGTACCGAGGAGTTGGAAAACCTCAACCAAATCATGGTTAAACAACTTAAGAATCGCTACAACGATCCTTCTTACTATAAGCGTTTCGTTATCGGTGTGGACCGCGCTAGGATGAAACTATATGATGTAGAAGATTCAGCTCAGAAAAATATAAGTGATTCTGGTCAAGAAGATAAGCCAATGTTTGATAAAACATCGTTTGGCCAAAGAATGAAGTCTGCAGGTGAAGGATTTACTTTTTAATACTATGTGTGGTATAATACTACATAAAGGAGAATATAATGTCTACAAATTGGGTACAAGATATCGCGGATATGCACCAGAAATACGGTGTAAATCCTGTTGTTAGAAACTTCGATAAAGATAAACTCGAAGCATTTTTAAAGTTTCGAATTGACTTTCTTCAGGAAGAACTAGATGAAATGCGCAATGCAGTAGCCAATCGTCAAGCATCGGCTCTTGATACTGCCAATGCATCCGACGATGTAGTTGATGCTTTAATCGACTTGTGTGTTGTTGCTATTGGAACACTCGATGCGTTTGATGTAAATGCCTATGAAGCTTGGGATCGAGTTCATAAAGCTAATATGAATAAAGAAGTCGGTGTTAAAGCATCAAGGCCTAATCCTTTGGGTCTACCAGATCTCGTAAAACCTGAAGGTTGGGTTGCTCCTACACATAAAGATAACTTAGGATTGGTGGTTAAGGCACTGTCATGATTTCGCTTACAGTCTTTAAGTCGATCTTCGATAATAAGACAGATACGAGGGTCGACTTCGATTCATTTGATAAGTTTGAAAAATCTCTTTATCATTTGTCGACTCTCCCCGGATATAAAGCAAAACGTGGAGAGTTTACAAAGAAAGCTTCTCCATTAATTTCTCCCGCTATATATACTCAAAACACTACTAGAGCAAATGCCAATGTAATTGAATGGGCCGGTTGGGCAGCATTGGACGTTGACAATCATAAATTCGAAGGTGATCTAGAAAATGAACTGGCTCGGTTATACAGCGATAGCTATTATATTTGCTATTCAACTGCTAGCTCTACTCGCGATCATCCGAAGTTTCGCTTGGTCTTCCCACTTACGCGAGCTGTTAAATCTAACGAAATCAGACACTTTTGGTTTGCCCTTAACACAGAGTACGGTATGGTTGGAGACACGCAAACTAAAGACTTATCACGCATGTATTACGTCCCAGCGCAATACCCTAATGCTTACAACTTTATCTTTACTCATCGCGCAGATAGTTATCTTGATGTTGATGTTCTATTAGCTAAGCATCCTTATGCGGTTAATGCTGAATCGACTAATTTCTTAGATAGATTTTCTGCAGAAGTTCAGCGTGATATTATTGAGAAAAGAAAGCAACAAAGCGATAGAACTAATATTACTTGGAGCTCTTATAAAGACTGTCCGTTTGTCAATCAGAAATTAGTTAGTGAGTATAAGAGTATCGCACACGTAGATGGATCTGGACGATACTCAATGATCTATAAGATCATGACTTCTATCGCATGCAATGCAATAAAGAAGCGTTATCCTATCACCGAATACGAAATTGTTGACTTGGTTCGAGCTTTAGATCGAGAAACATCTAACATCTACGCCAAGAGACCTATGAACACTGAGGCTTCTAGGGCTATAGAATTTGCATATAGGAATGTACAATAATTCGTCTTTTTGATATAATAGTAGTACATATAGGATTACATCATGAAAATGTTTAGTGAACAAGTACTGAATAAATTTAAATCTATCAAGTCACATAAGGTCGACATGTCTGAAGGAGATGCTAGGAAAGAAGTCGACATTATGACTGAGACGAATATTCGTACAGCTCGTCGACAAAACGATCGTCGTACAGACGACGTTATCGCTCAGCATACGCAACAAGGATATGGCGCAGAACTTACTCTTCGTTCAATCGAAGAAGTAACTCCTTCAGCAGGAATATCTCCATACTTCAAAGGGTTGACCTATGCTAAAGTTATGTCGGATTTTTATTGTGAAGACATCCCTTGTCAAATGAAAACGGTTATTGGCACTACATTAGACCGTAATCGCAAATGGTATATTTCAGAATCACAGTTTAAATCTATTCTAAAATCACGCTCGTACTATGAAAACATTTTTCTGTTTAAGGCTAAACGTGTAAAACCATATATGTATACGTATGAATCGTTTCTCATGATCGATTCAAGTAAATTTATGCTTCACTTGAAACCTAACAAAGGAACTGTTGTTTACAGTCCATATTATTTTGATTACGTTGAAGCCCTCATGAAGGGTACCGCAATTACACTATAAGGATTATCATGTCACTATCACAATTCACCCGCGCATCAGCAAATGTACTTATTGAAGCAGCTGAACTCCAAGAACGCAAGGGACGCGACTATCAGAATCCCATGAGTCGCGTCCGTCAGGCCGACTACTATCCTAATGGTGTATGGTCTATCTTGGATATCATCAACGCCAAATATCTCCGCATGGTGTCAGTGTTAGAGACTATGGAACAGGGCGGACAACCTAATTTTGAATCTATTGAAGATTCAGCTGTAGATCTAATCAACTATGCTTCGTTCGCAGTGTCATATATGAGAGGTGACATCGACGGACAAGACCCAGAGCGTGATATCTTCAATCGCAAAGGCCAAGAAAATCCCGCACTTATTCCAGCTAAATTTCGTACAGCTCGCTGATCATGCATAAAACAATTCACGACATTCGAACTGAGTTCGCCATTCTCTATACTAAAGATAAAACTGTTACTGATAAGACTGGAGTAAAGACACTCGAAATCATGAACGCATCCTTCATTGCTAGTGATCCACTTATCTTTGGCTCTGTTAATGAAGATTATGTCCAACGTGAACTCGAGTGGTATCTCAGCGAGTCGCTGAATGTAAACGACATCCCAGGTGAAACGCCGCAGATCTGGAAACAGGTCTCTGATAGAGATGGATTCATCAACTCAAATTATGGTTGGTGTATCTTTTCATCGGAAAACAATGATCAGTTCTACCACGCAGTTACTGAATTAGAAAATAATCCAGATTCACGCCGTGCAGTCATGATCTATACTCGTCCTACTATGTGGGGTGACCATAACGAAAACGGACGATCCGACTTCATGTGTACTAATGCAGTACAGTACATGATTCGTGATGGAAAAGTTCATGCAGTCGTTCAGATGCGAAGCAACGATGTAGTGTTTGGTTATCGCAATGATTATGCTTGGCAATCATATGTTCTCGATAAAGTGATTGAAACACTTAAACTGCGTGGTAAACCATACGAACGCGGTAAGATTTTCTGGAACGTTGGTTCACTTCATGTATACGAGCGCCACTTTTATCTAGTAAATCACTTTGCAAAGACACGCGAAACTACTATCACCAAGGAAGAATATGATAAGCGATACGCTGTCGAAGTGGGATGAACGGTACATGGATATTGCCAAGCGTATTGCAGCTTGGAGTAAAGATCCCAGTCGTAAGATTGGTGCTGTCGCTGTAGGATCTAAAGGACAGATTTTATCTCAGGGATATAATGGGTTTCCTCGTGGTATACTTGACAGCACTGAGCGTTATGATAATCGCGAACGTAAATACCAATTAGTAGTTCATGCAGAAATGAACGTCATCTTCAATGCTACATTCAATGGAGTATCGTTGGATGGCGCTTCGTTATATGTGTATGGTCTACCCGTTTGTTCAGAGTGCTCAAAAGGTATCATACAAGTCGGCGTAAAACGAGTAGTTATTCTTACTGATGATGCTGTTCCAGATATCTGGACTAACTCATTTAAGATTACATCAGAGATGCTATCAGAAGCTGGAGTAGAAT